CCATTGCGATGCCGCCACCAGGCTGCATCACATCCGTAGACAACATCAGCCCACGGACAAAGTTCGATGTTTTCCTTGATTGCTATTGCTCGGCATCGTCCTCTTGCGAGGTCGAGATTTGTTCTTTTCGCGGACGGCCCCGACGCGACGATGACGGCTGTGTCATCCCGCCAGTCGGGCCATCCGTCGCCCGCATATCGCGGCGCTGGTAGAGGCTCGATAAAGGGGCTTCCGGCTCGGCCGGCGCCTCCTGCGGAGGCAGATTGATCATCTTCGGCTGGATGGGGGCTTCGGTGGCACGCCCGATCTTCTTCAGAAGAACGGCATCGCGGTCCGAAGCATCGAACGCCTCACCGTATTGGTAAACGCTCTTCCCGTATTTCAGCTTGTCTGTTTTGCTGACTAGGCGAGGCATGGGATCTCCATAAGAATGGGGAGGCCAGTTTCCCGGCCTCCCCGCTACGATTACTGGTACTTGGCGTTCTGGATGAACTGAACCGCAGCCGAGCGACCCTTCGTCCAGGTGACGTAGCGCTCCGCCTTGATGCCGAGCAGATTGCGCTGCCACAGCGAGACCATGACGGTGGAGGCCGTCTCCGGGCTGTCCGGGGCGTCGTTCATCTGAAGCGAAGCTTCGCGGCTGATGTCGATCGACACACCGCCATCATCCGCGACCAGGATCGACGGAGCGTGTATGGCGATGATCGGGTAGCCATCGGTCGGCGAGCCGCCCGTGGCAACGACGTTCTGCGACGTGATGACCGGCGTTCCACGGACATTGCCGCCATCTGAGCTGAGGTTCGGGAACTCCAGCTGGCCGAGGGTATTCACCATCAGGGACAGCTTGAGAGCCTGATCCTCAGTCATCACAAGCACGGCGCCGCGCGTGCTCATGTTGTTCTGAAGGTAGGTGCTCATCATCGTGCCGAAGTCGTCACGGAACGCGTCGGCCGTCGTACCAGTGGCGGTGGTCGGCGTGACGTTGTAGGTGAGCGAGGCCGGGTTGACACCAGCCGCCGCCGCCTTCGTCGGATCGAGAAGATCGCGATCCATACGATAGACGATGGCCGCAGCCAGCGAGTCGCGCACGGTGGCTTCGGCCGATGGCGACGAGAAGCGTGCCAGTTCCTCGGTGATGACCGAGATCGCAGCCAGCTTGTTGAAGCCCAGCGTCACCGTGTCGAAGGTCGCGGACGACACCGGCTTCACGTCACCCTGGCCAACCCAATAGCCGGTCGTCTCGGTCAACTGACGCGGAACCGAGATGTTGAACGGCACATTGCGGAGGCCGGGAATGCGGCCGAGGATGGTCATCGGGCGCAGATACTCGATGAACTCGCTAGCCATGTTCTGCGCAACGACCAACGGCGCGGCCCAGGCCGAGTCGGTGGTGTTGCCAGCGGCCACAGCCGCCTTCTGGACCCAGTTCACGGCGTTCACGCCGTTACGAAGGACCATTTCGACATCAGGAGTGTCGGCGAAGCGCTCCTTGGCGATGTCAGCAGCCGGACGACCCTCCTGGAGGCCCATCCACTTCGACGCCATCAGGCGGACGAAGCCGGTGCCCTTCGGGAGATTGGTCTTGATCTGGACCGGAGCGCGCGTCGAGGAACGAGATTCGTTGCCTTCGCGGTCGTTGGCGCCCCTGACTTCGCGGGCGGTCTCACGATTGACCTTCTCCATGACGCGGAGGCGGTCGAGGTGCTTTTCGATGGTCTCATTTTCGTCGTTGAGACCGTCGAATTCTTCCTGCTGCGCGGCGTCGAGGGTCGCACCCTCATCAGCCGACTTGTCCATGATCGACTTCATGGCAGCGACGTTGGCAGCGCGCTTTGCTTCATACGCGCTGATCTGTTCGGCAATGGTTGCCATTTGGGGACATCCTTCTAAGGGAAGGCCGGCGTCATCACGACGCGGGCGGGCGCCTTGTCCAAGGGCGGGTTAGAATTGGACCTAGCCGGGTCGAACCTTGCGGATGACGAACGGCTTGCCCCGATGCGGGCTTCGGTCATTCAGCTTGACGACGCGCACTTTCTTGCCTGTCGCGGCTGGCTCGTCGTTCTGAATTTCGGGCCGATCTTCCACGATCCCGGCTTCAGCGCGGGCTTCCGTGTCGATCGATTTGATGGTGGTGATTACGGCCTCGGCATTGGCCGGGATCGTCACGAGGCTCAGTTCCATGACCTCGGATTTTTCAAAGCGGATGCCACCGGTTCCTTCGATGAAGGCATATTCGAGAGCGCGGAAGCCGATAGAGACGGCCCGAACCAGGCCAGCCTTGACCGACTGCCACGCCTCATCAATCCGGTCCTTCAGCGTGCCGGGCTCATCGATCTGGGCAAGCGACGCTTCGAACGGTATGCCGTTCTTGGTCGGCTTGCCGAAATTCACGGTTCCGACCGGCTTATCCGCCTGGTGCTGCCAGAGCAGCGGCATCGGGTTCTTGAACTCGACACCCATCGGCTCAACGATATCACCCATCCTGTCGGGAGTTGGCGTCGTGGCCATGCCGCGAATGACTCGCTGGTCCTCATCGACGGCTTTCACCGTCAATACGGAATAGGCTCGGTTCATGTTGGTGGTCCCATGAAAAAGGCGACCCGAGGACCGCCTACATATAAAGATATGTTTATGTGTTATCCGACAACGAGCATCTGATACTTCTTGGCTGGGGCGCCCTCGTATGCGTTGGCGGCGCCAACAGCCATGCAGAGTGCTACCGCGCAGTCGATCTTGTTGGTGGCGCGCTCCTTGGCGAGCCAGTAGTTGCCCCAGCGATCTTCGTCAGTAACGGCAGACATCATCGCGGAGATAAGAACCGGATTCCTTAGAAGCCGGATGCGCCCTTCGCTGATGGCATCTTCTAGTGTCCTGACCGATCCCGGCATCCAAAGCCCTTCGGCTTTCCGGTTGGCTGCCTTGGCTGCATCGAGCATAGCCTGGTTCGGCTCGCCCTTCTTAGTGCCGCCCTGTGGATGCTCAACGAACTCGACCGAGATGCCCAACTTTGCACATTCGGGTTCGAACCCGCGCCGAAAAGCGTAACGATCATAAGCTAGGCACTGCACTCGATAACCATGAACGTATTCGGCAACGGCTTGTGCCACATGATCGTAACGGATGCTCAAGCCCTTTGGAGCATTGAGAAAACCAGCCTTCACCCATTCCTGATAGGGCTGCTTGTCCTTCAATTCTCTAGCTGCGATCGTGTCGCCTGGCGTCCACGCTTCGATCCAGGCGTCGAAAGTCGGCTTGCTGACTTTCTGGATTTTGCCGTCGCGGATGGCTTCGACCTCGATCTCGCCCGTCTTGACCACACAGGCGAGTGCGGTGATGTCCTTATTCTGCGACAGGTCGCAGCCCATCCAAACAGGTTTGCCGTGGTGCGCGTCCTTGTTGAATTCTTTGATGCATGGCTCTAGGGCCTTGCGGGTCATCCATGCCGTTTCGGCATCGGTCCAGACACAGAAATGAAGCCGGAGGATATTGTTCAGTTTCGAGGGAATGTCCTTGGCCTGCTTGACGACGCCAGCTAGGTATTCCTCCGTTATCGTCACTCCAAGAAGCGGATTAGCCTTTTGCCAGCATGACGGATCGGTAAGTGGATCATCCCCAAGATCCAGGCCGCACACATAGCTGAATGTTGTGTCGTCCAGCGGCTCACCGAGATAGTGAGCATCCTCGTCCTTTGCGTCTCGATTTCCTGCCGCAACCTTGATTGCGTGCTCGTGCTCGTCCCAGCAAGCGCTTGTTCGATCGCTCCCCGAGTTCGTTATCATCAACAGTAATGGCTGTCGGCGAAACTTGAATCCGCGCTCCAGCATTTCGATGATGCCTGAATCCGGATGCTCGTGGAGCTCATCCACCAAGGCCATATGCGGCCTTGGACCGGAACCAGTCTTCTTGGTTTCCCTTGAAACCGGGCGGAAGAACGATGCATTCTTTAGGTATGCGAGGTTGAACTCCTTGCCCTCGCTGCCGCTTTTCTTGATTCGGGTTGCCAAGTCCGGCGATTGGTCTACCATCTTGACCGCATCGCGGAAAAGGATGCCTGCCTGTTCCTTAGTTGCCCCGGCCGAGTAGATTTCGGCGCCGGCTTCGCCATCGTAGAGCAGGCCGCACAAGCCTATCCCGCCAGCGAGTGGCGACTTACCGTTGCCTTTTCCTTGTTCTATATAGGCTCGACGGTATCTTCTCGTCTTATCGAGCCGCTTCCAACCGAAAATCGACCCTATAATGAAGTCCTGAGCAGGATGGAGCTTGAAGGGCTTGCCGTCGAACTGGCCTTCGCTAAGTTTCAGGCGCTTCTCGAAAAACCCTTCGATTATTCGGTTAGCCGCTTCCGAGTCGAAGGCGATGTCGTCGCGCTTCAGATCATCCAGGTGCCGCCGGCAGGCATTGCGAACATGCGGCCCTGCAATGATCGACCCCGCAACAACCGCCTCTGCATAGGCGGTCACACGATCAGGCAAAACCGTCGTCGGTTTTTTGCTTATCGTCATAGAGTCGATTGCGCT